ACTGACATGTTCTGTGTCCTTTTCTCTAATCTGGATCTGCACTTCGTCATGTACCCAAGCCATGATGTTGGCATCGAGTTCAGCTTCATCTAATCGTTTCTGGATGTTTAAAAGCCACGCAGCGGAGATGGTTGCACCAGCTCCCTGTAGAAGGCTGTTGAGAGCCTTGTGAGGGCTCCTTATCTTTATGTGCCTACCATCTAGGCCCTTAACAAAACCGCGCTCTGCTGCGCCCTCTACGGCCCTTCTCAGGCGTCCTACAGCTGGCATACGTTCATTAAAACGCTTGAGCAGTATGGCACCCTCTTTGGCACCACCGTTAACCACCTCACCTATCTTGGCGGGTCCAGCTCCATACAAGTAAGCATAAATGAAGCGCTTAGCTTGGTCTCTGCTGTCGAGCCCTGCAGCCTTCTGGTTAACTGTGTGTACATCACCATTTACAACCTCACGGCTATAGTCATCATTGTCCATGTAGAAGGCTAGGCAGCGCAGCTCTAAGCCAGACAAGTCTGAGCCCATCAGTATGTAACCATCCTGCACTGTAAAGAGCTCACGGCACTGCTTACCAAAAGGCAGACGTGTTGCCGGCACCTGAGCTAAGTTACAGTTACGGTGAGTAGCTCTGCCGGTGACTGTGGATGGGGCTATGATACTGTGGTGTATCTTGCCGTTCTTTGTCAGCTTCATCCAAGCCTGATTACCCTCAGCCAGCTGCCCTATGCGCTTCTGTATCATGAAGAACTTAGCGAGCTTCTGTGCTTCAAAGTACTCAAGTGCAGACAGTACACTCTCATCAATCTGGGCATGACCCTGAGCTGTCATTAGCTTGGGCTTCCAGTTGTACTTCTTACGTAAGCAAAACTCGATGTGACGCCGACTGTTAGGGTTGAACTCAATGGTCTTCACCTTCATGAAAGGCTCACCAGCCACATACCCTTTAGTCTTGTTGTTGCGCTTGGGTATGAATTGCTCTTCTACATCCCATGGCTCAAACAGTAAGCGCAGCTCGCTCTCTATGTTGCTGCGTAGTTCTGACAGCTCACCATACAACTGAGATGCTGCTGGCATGTTAAAGGTCCAGCCAAACTTGCCTATCTTGTCACAAAGAGTTGCGAGCTCATGGGCAAAGTCTATAGCTAACTGACTGTGCTCTTCTGGTGCCAGCTGCTTATACAGCTCGTGAGTTACCTCAACATCCTGTACGCAGTAGTCTAACATCTCTTGTGAGAAGGTTTCCCAGCCCCCAGAATAATCGCCTTTATGAAGACCAATCCGCATACCCCATGCGGCAAGGGAATGCGAGCCGTGCAGACGCTTCGGGAGGATCTGGTCTGCGTTGAAGTTCGCTTCATAATCTTCATTAGTGAGGTCAGCTTTGAGCAACCTTGAGAGCACTAAGGTGTCAGTGACCTTACCTTTGGGATTAAAGTGATCAGGGTACACTTTCCGAAGGCTGGGAATGTCGTAACCAATGATGTTATGCCCAATGATTTCTGCAGCTGCATTTAGTCTGCACAAACCAAAAACCATACCGTCTTCTTCATAAGAATCTATGAAGCCATCATCGATATTCTTAATGACCAGACAGTGTATCTTGTCTGGGTCTAAACCGTTGGTCTCAATGTCGAATGCCAACCGTTCATTCTCACATGTAGTCGAGCCACCAGCATCATGCCGGTCTGTGCGGTGTTTAATCCCCTTCTGCATTGACGCTCTCCATCGTTGTTGGCTTGAGTGTCAATCCGACTGCATTAAAACATGCCTCTAAATCTGTAATCTTTGGGTTGGTTTTAGTGCGCCAGTTACGTAGGGCTTCCCTGCATACACCTGTGCGTCTACACATGTCTGAATCAGTGACCTGCTGGTTGTACATCTCTTCGTACAATGCACGAACCAATGGGTGGCCTGTAACTTTAGGCATACTGTAACGTCTGTATATTCTCATTTGCTCTCTCCTTAAAACATGTCGGCAGCGTCAAGCAGTCTGCCTGTGGACCTCACATACTTCACACGCCCTGCCATGCCGGTCTCGCCGGTAAAGCGGTTCTTTAATACGTGGATGTACCTGTGATCCCCGTCTGGTTCGTCTGGGTCCACCTGTAGTGAGATAACGAAGTCACTCAGCTGCACAACACTATGGCTGCCCCGCAGCTGCGAGGTCCGAACCTTTGCACCTTCCTCGTGACCCTTGTCGCCCTCAGGACGCCTAAGGTGACTGACCATAACTAGACCTATGTTTAACTCACTTACGAGTGTTCTCAGGGCTGTACAGGCAAGGTCTATAGCTTTGCGTTCATCAGCCACTGCCAGCCCAGATATCATGATGCTGATGTGGTCTAAGATTATCCACTTCACGTCCAGTGCTTTGACCATGTAGTGGATACGGGCAATGATAGTGTCTACTTCACTGCTGCCGAAGTGGTCATACATATAGAGAGGCTGGTCTGTGAACATGTCATCAAAGGCTGCATAGATATCTGCATCCTCAACACCTTCACGGTCCACTGTGATGTTCTTGTTCATGTGGATGCCGACAAGAGACATGACAGTCTTCTTGTTGCTCTCTTCCAGCATAATCATGCCGACTTGCTCACCCTGCTGATGCAGGTGGTAAGCTATCTCTTTAGCCATGGTTGACTTGCCGACACCAGACCCTGCGCTAAGAGTGACCATCTCACCCAGCCTAAGACCCAGAGTTACCTCTGTTAGTCGTTTGTATGGATAAGTAATTGCAGAGGCTGCTTCCACAACGCTCAAAGACTGTCTGACATCGGCTGCAGCCACAATACCATCAGGCCGGTAAGTCTTGGCCTCGAAGATGGCACTGATTATCTCTTTCTGCTTCCCTTGTAGTAGACACTCATTTGCGTCCTTGTATGGCAGATGTGCTATCTGCACTTTACCGACCGGCAGCAACTCAGCTACCTGCATAGCAGCATCACGTCCTGCATCATCCATATCAAAAGCCAGTACGACTTTACTGAACCCGTTGACGTAATCCCAGTTGTCTTTGATAGCGCGAACTGCACCAGCTGCGCCTTGCGGTAAGCTCACACAGGGTGTCTTCTGCATCAGCTGCGCTATAGAGAGCATGTCTATTTCGCCCTCTGTGATAATCAGTCTGTCTCCGCTGGACCACTTGTGTGATCCGAAAAGGGGCAGCTGCTTGCCCTTACCTAGTAGTTTGAAGTCCTTATTCTTGAACCTAACCTTCTGAGCTACAGGCTTGCCAGCTTCGCTGTAGTACGTAGCAATCTGCACGGGCTCATTATTGTAGCTGCCAATGCTATACCCCAGACGCTTGCAGGTTTCCTGCGTCAGTCCTCTGGATGGAATTGCTTCATACGTTCCCTTAAGTAAGTCTTTTTGGACTGCACTCTTCTCTGCCTTAAGATTGTCTGCTGCAGCTGCTTCGCCATTGGGTTCCTTCTTATGGGTGGTGCAGCTGAAACAGTACGTTGCTTCGCCTCTTTCACCATTGTCATACCTCGCTAATGCATCGCTGCTGCCGCAGTCTGGGCAGGGCTCATGTCCTATGAACCTTCCCTCGTCTTTTATTTCCTGTAGTGATTGCATCTGTGCTCTCCTTCAACCACTGTTCTGGTATTGTCTTATGAGCCCACTGGATGCCATGCTTGTCGCAATATGCTGCATAGGTAGTTGGACTACCTTTGTAGAGCTTTGCGTTGGCATTACTGAACACCAGCCGTATATCGAGCTCTGGGCACTGTTCCCTTATCAGCAAATGTTTGTGACGGTCTTCTGTCACCCATCGCCCTTTTGTCTCGACAAAGAAAAAGCCGCCTAACTTGGGCAGCTTAAAGTCTGGTGTGTAGTGAGCCTGTCTCTCAGGCCATATAAACTGGATACGCTCAGTCTCATACAGGACCTCTAAACCACACTCCTTAATCTGCTTAGAAGTCTTGTTTTCGAGCCCTGAGCGATATCCATTCCTTATGCTTCTAGAAGTCTGCTGAGAAGCCTTCTTCCTTTTCGCCATTGGTTTTGCTTTCTGTTGAGGCTTTAAAACCACCTTCCACAGCATCAAAGCCATCATCACCGTTCTGACGTTCAGCCAGTTCAATAACTTGGATACCAGACAGCTGAAGTGACACACCTGTGTTCCCAGATGTATCGTATGGATTAATGACACCTCTCAAGCGGAGTACTGAGCCGCCCCAAATCTGCGGCAGCCGTTCTGGTGGGATATACTGACCCTCGCTGTCATAGATCTTCGGCTGGAACTTGGACTTGGCATTGATGATTATCTCACCTGTCTCCTCGTCCACCTTCCAAGGCATTCTAGCTTTGTCAGCTTTCTTTGCACCGAACTCATCCATTGCTACTTCTTGAATTAACTTCATCAGCTCTTTGGCTTGGTCAGCCGGTACACGTAAGCCTGTCTTGTAGACGCCTTCACTGTTGTACTCTGTGTCTGCTTTGTTGATCCATGGATATACTGCGAAGCCCTTATAGGTCTGGAAAGATGTTTTTGTTGCCATTGTTTGATTCTCCTTGTTCATCATTTTGGCTTGTTTGTTTCGGATGCCTGATGTCGAACCCAGAAAGCAAAAGACCCAGCCGTGATGCTCTCGCGGCTAGGTCTGCTGGTATTGCTTTGTCTTTTAGTTTTCTGAGTTTGAGTTCTTCAAGCACCCTCTCTCTAGGATGCATATCGTGACCTCTTTTTTATTTGTTTCACATTATGCTAGGGGGGAACAGAAGTACCCCATCACGCAAAACAGTAGTCGCTCTCCAATACATGTTTGATATCCAAAGTTCCTTTTTCAGGAATGCTTGGTATGGATATCTCGTTTACATTATGACCCTCATTCATCAGCAGGTTCATCAGCTGCTTTCTAATGTCACTGTAAATACATTTGTCTTGATACTGTTCAACAAAAGACTGACGTACAACATGGAACAACTTATCAGTGTCAGCTGGCAGCGTACCGAAGCTATCGTGAATGAGACACCAATCCTTGATGTTACGCTGCAGCCCCAACAAGACAGTAGATAGCAAGTGACTGCTATCTAAGCTGTGGATTACATTAGGGCTGATGGCTGATACGCATTTTCGTACATCAACAACCTTATAATCATCCTTGTTCATAGTCAGGGCTGTGCGTGATAACCCTGTGGGTGCTTCCTTGTCATACAGATATATGCGTAGCCTCTTAGACTTGGTTTTGTAGTAAGCGTTATCGACAGGAAACCCTACAGGAGTGAACCAGCTCATAGTCATATTATAGTTTGCCATGACCCTCGCCATTTCCTGATAGAAGTTCATGCCAGCAGCTGCGCCTTTTATGACTGAGTTGATAGCGTCCCAGTTGTAATTAGCTAGTGTACGGGCAGCGCGAGCCGGTTCTGTAAATGGATGTTTGTCCAGCTTGCCGGCTATTACATCTGCTTCCAATTGATTCATATGGTCCTCGATAATCTGGTCACTGAACCCATACTTCTCTGAACTGTATCCATAGGTCATCACATTCCGCTTCACCGTCTTACGAGTGATGCCGTGCGCTAACCATTCTTTTACCTCATCAGCATCATCAGCTTGCATAGCCTCTACCACTTTATCAGCTACGGCCTGATAGATGTCTTGTGGTTTATCAGCGGGCATCAAGTTGACTAATGCGCCATCAGTTGCTGTACGGCTGGCTGCAGAGAAGTGTTGTATACCGCTGTTTGAACCATCCAGATTAACAGGCAGAGAAGACACATAGTCTTCGCCGTGTATCCAGAAACCGAAGAACTCCCTACATGCTGCAAGGAATGCAAAAGGCTTGTCAGCATCAGACCAGTACAGCTGGTCATCATCACCGGCATAAGTGCCCTCAAAGTCATTACCTATCTCAGCTAATCTGTCAGCGTTCTTTGCTACCCAGTCAA